GTATGATGCTACATATGCAAAACTTAACCCGATGATTGATCTTTGGAATAAACTATTGTATAACTATTTTTATAACGATTCTGCGCATTTAATCAGTGGAATAGTAGATGTTAAAACAGCATTGAATCAACCTAGTGATTTGACGTTTAAAATAGAACCATCAGAACGTGGTGGTGAAAAAATAACGGATAAGATTATAGCTCTTACCATTTAATTTTTACATGGAAAAATTGAATATGTTATATATATGATAACAACAGTAAATTATCATATATACAATGGCGGCATCTAGTTTTACCACTACCGATGAAATTATCGCTGTTTATAAAACACCGGCAGAACATACGCGATTTATTGAAAATTTGGAAGACACTTTTCCGGATGATTATAAATCGCTAGGCATAAAACCCGATATAAATAACAGGATTTATTTTAAAATAACCAACAAAAAGGAAAATCATCGGGGAATTCAATACCATGATGGATTGGTTTCGGATACACAGCAGGTCTTTAATCCTAGCGGATGTTGTTCGGGTGGCGGTTTATACTTTACTACTCTGGAAAATTTACACATGTTTGGACATTTTGGCAACAATATTCGCCCAATAATCGTGCCAGGTGGTGTGCCGATTTATGATGAAGTCTGTACCGCCCCTACAAGAGGGCATTTTCAATGTCCCAAATATCATTATAAATCCAAAGCACCAACGGTCTATGTGTTGCCGAAAATCAAACTGGGGTCGGAAGAATCGATTAAGTTGTTGTATAATCCAACACACAATTCCAATAATCTAAACAATAGGTTTATCATGAGTAGAATGTACTTGTCCGACACATTATCGTATTTAAATTTGTACCGCGAGTATTACAATGACAAGTATAGATATGCGGAAGGCAATATTTATGGAGTCGCTATTTCAACAAAGTATGGACATCGTAATCCATCGCCGTACACTAAAAGACGGAAATTTCATCCTGAACACAAACAACTCATTCATTGTAAAGTGAAAGACCTCATTATAAATGAGCAGTATGCATCATTGTTTGACCTGATTTACGAGAAAAAAACCTTGCTTGAATGGTTTTATCAAAAATCAAGTAATAAATTGTTTCAAGACCGAGCAGTCAGCATTAGTGAATTGTTTTACATCTTCTTGAAACATCAAGATAAAGCGTTTTTACGCTTTATGAAAAATCAATATTTGCCGCGATTCCAACTGCTACAGTCGGAGGGATGCCTCCAACAACAAGTTGTATTGGATTTGAAACAAAGTATTCAAAATATTCAAACAAATATCAAAACGTTGATTGATAAAAATATTTACGACATTATCCTCAAATATGGTGGTATTATTTCGGGGTCATTTGCCCTAAAACATTTTATAGGCGCGGACTGGCAGTGCGATGATATTGATATCTATTTGCCAGCACTGGAATGTAATAATATTAATAAATACATAGTGTATGATTTATTGCTTTCTGAAATACGTGATAGCACTAAAAATATAGTAACATATATTGGCGATTCAAACTCGTATAATATGAGTAATATTGTAGAAATTATAAATATAGAGCAACTGAACGGCACTAAACTACAGTTCATCTTTACCAAAGTGGATCCGTTTGAATTCATCAAAGATAACTTTGATTTCGACTTTTGTAAGGTATGCTTCCGACTCGAAACAGAAACTTTTGAAAGCAATTCCGCTGGGGGCGCTGCCCCCATACCCCCGACCGCCAGAGCAGCAGTCGGAATTGCTTCCCCCTTGCCCCCGACCGCCAGAGCAGCAGTCGGAATTGCTGGGCGAATAGACCAAGCCTATATGGATAAAATTAGTAAATGGAATATGGATGACAGTTATTCCGTCTATCGGGCAGCGAAAACAATGGACCGCATTACCAAGTATATGGCGCGCGGGTTTACGATAACCAACTTGGACGAATTCTTTGATTGCCTCGAGAAATTATTTGACTAAAAAAACTTGCCCGATTTTCCAGACCCAGAATTAGAACTTTTCATCCCATCTAAAAATTTCATCGAATCGTTCAATGTTGCTTTAAATGCTTGTAAAGTATTTAAAGAAGTAATTAATTTCATAGATGATTCATTACCCGCTATTATTGATGGAGCATCTTCTACAATAGTTCCTAATATCATTACATTTACATATTCTTCGAGTTCAATAATGGTATCATCATAGGAGGATCTATATTTATCTATTAATAAACCATCTAACATAGCGTTGGTTTTAGATTTAATGGCATCAGCTACTTTATCTTTATCGGTGGTTGTTTCTGATTCTTTATCTTTCGATTTCATACCTTCAATTAATCTGGCCTGAAACGTCAGCGATTTAATAGCAATATAAATAACAAATACGATAACTATGGCTAATCCTAAATATTTATAGATATCTTCCGAAGTCATGGCTTGTTATATAATACTTTTTAGAAAAAAGTATGGCAAAAATTACTCTGCGATTTCAGTTTCAATAGTTATTGTTGTATTTTCTCCTGCTGCCGCTGCTGCTTTTGGCACTAAATAATTATAAATATTAGCTATACATGGTTTACTGATTTTTCTACTCTGTCCATTCTTATTGAGCGTCGTAATGTTATCTAATGCCTTGTCACTACTATTCAATGCCTGTATAAGAGCATTTATGCTGCCGAATTTTCCAATGATCACATCGGCGGACGCACTACTGACATTGGGTATTTGTGAAAGCATGATTGATCCAATATTTGTAGGTGTTATATTATTTTTCTTAATACGAGTAGAGTTACATACATCAGCATAGTTTAGTGAGGGCTCTTTATCTACTACTGTACTTGATTGAATTGGTACTTGGGACAGATTGTAAAACGACATTGTATTGGGTCGTTCTTTTTCCAACTTTAAAGCAAACTGAACAATCCATTCAGCCGTTTCATCTATGTTCATCGTGCGATGAACCGAAAACCCTTTAAAATAAGAGATGGATACCATGGCTGATAGTAGAGTTTTTTTGTCTACACAACCTTTGCCAGCAAAGGGTTTATAGGTTCTTAAATCACCTTCGATCGCATAATAAATAGTATGGTTATGCATAGAACATTGGTTTAAACGGAAACTTTGTTCAGCATATCTACCATCTTTAATACTAGCTGCTAAATCGGGTAGACTTTTTCGCTCAATAATGACTTTTTCTATGTTATCATTTAAATTTAAATCATCAAGAATGATAACATCGCCTAAAGGAATGTTTTCTTTTAAAATCTTGATACAACTGTATTTTTCTACATTACTTTCGAGTAGTAGACAACATTTAGAATGGAGCTCTGCATCACGGTAATCTACTTTAATAAGCATTAATGTATTTATAAAAATACTTATTAAATCATTTTCAGAATATATATCCTACTTTTCGAACTTTAAGACACAAACTTTCTAAAAGGCGCGACATTACCCACACGCCCAACGCTAGTGCTGCCATATCTAGGCATCGGGTAAGGGATATTCGGACTAGGTATGTTTCGTTGTAGACGAAAATAGACATTCGCCGGGTGTCCGACCAAAGTATTAATGCCTGCTTTGCGATTACCACCCCCAGTAGGTCTGTTTATAAGAGATGCTACGTTACGCGCGTTTTTGCTGCCATTCATTAAAACCATTTTATAGTATATACAAATATAAAAAACAACACCAACCTTTTGGCACAACCTTTTTTAAAGGTTGAAAAAGGACTTAAACCTATTTTTATAACTAGTATATAATCAAAAATGGCTGAAGTAGCAGACTCTATTAAATCCATACTACAAGATGGCGACATTGTTAAAAACGGGGAACATTTAATTTTCAATCCATTCAATCCGGAAAATAAAGAGATTACATTGAATGATGTTCAATGTATTCTTAATAAGTATGGGATAACTGCCAAAGTTCATAATATTGAATTGTATAAACGTGCTTTTGTCCATAGTTCTTATATTAAACGTCCAGCCACCGAAAATGCTGCCAATAATATTATTATTGTCGCTAAACCAGCGAATTGTATAGATTTAAAGACCAAGTCCAATGAACGCTTGGAGTTTATCGGGGATGGCGTTTTAGAGTTGATTACTAAATATTATTTATATCGCCGTTTTCCTAAAGCCGATGAAGGCTTTATGACAGAGAAAAAAATCGCCGTGGTAAAGAATGAACATATTGGTAAATTGGCCTATGATATGCAAATTAACAAATGGCTTATTTTGTCTAAATATGCCGAGGAGAAAAAGACACGCACGAATTTGAAGAAGCTCGGCTGTTTGTTTGAAGCCTTTATTGGTGCGTTATTCTTGGATTTTAATAAAATACAAGTAGCAGACGAACACGGGTGGTTCAGAGATGTGTTTGTGACAGGACCTGGGTTTCAAATGGCACAGAAATTTGTAGAAAATGTATTTGAACAACACATCGACTGGGTTAAGCTGATTAATACAGATGATAATTTCAAGAATATTTTACAGGTAAAGGTTCAAAAGGAATTTAAAATTACACCTGATTATTTAGAGATATCGCATAATATGGATAATGGGTATGAAATGGGGGTGTTTTTATGTATTGGAAAACCTATTCATCAGATGGTTTTAGCATCAGCCAAACCTTTTGCTTTATATGGATCTTTTGCTAAAATACAAGAAGCGCTTCTGACGCAAGAAAGTGTATTTATATTTTTAGGCAGTGGTACACATAAAATTAAGAAAAAAGCAGAACAGATTGCTTGCGAACTGGCAATAGGAGCTTTACACAACAGTTCTGCTTAATGAAATTGCTGTGGCAAATCCCCCTTTTTATTTACCCAATCTATATATATGTCTGCTGCTCTATTGGCTCAATTAAAAATAAAAAAACAGCCAGATGTATTAGAAAAAGTAGAAGTGGTGATTCCATTGGGGGCAGAGTCCCGTCAGAGTGAGTTGGGGGCTCTGCCTGCCCCGATTGCAAGGGCAGTTGCCAAACCCCCTACCATTTCTGAATTGAAAATAGTAGATAAAACCAAAACATCTGGATTTGACCGAGCTGCTTTTATGAATGCTTTAATAGAAAAGAAAGGTGTGACTGTACCGTTGCCACAGGTAAAACCACCAGGTACTATTGTTATGCCGGTGGTGCCGTTAATCATTAAAAAACCTGTGAAGAAACTAGTTAAGAAAGCACCATTAAAAATTATGGAAGAGGTAAAGGCAGTTGAAC